TGGTCTACCGCTTTATGTGGCACAGGATTCACTGCATACTCAGTGTCTACACCTTCTCCAGTCTTAACAATTTTAATGTCATAAGCATATGGATCTCCCCAGTCACTATCTTTACATAGAGCCTCTAAACTCTTACGAATAGATGCCTGTGACACCTGAAGAATCTGGATCTGTTCTTCTTGGCAGTTAAATACTATAAATGCCCAAAAATGCTTAATTGGTCTTTTAGGATCAAATGACTTAGCCGGCTTCTGATCCATTCTATATCTAACAGGCTTATTGTCCTTCCAATCCTCCCACCCTAATATTGGGCGAGACATAACACGTATTCTGTTCTCTCCCTCTACTAACTTCATATAATAGTTGCTGCTTCTTGGTGCTTGATAATCTTCTGGTAAAAAACTCATTTTACTTTTCCTTTTGTTTGTTGTTATTTTGTTCATCCGAACGGTTGTAAATATAACACAAGTTGCCTATTATGTCAACACAACAACACAAATATGAAACTCTTGTGCTATTTACCGCTTACTGCTATCATTCTCCTTTTAACCGAAGGAGCTATCTTGGATTTAGACGAATATCTATTTTATGAGAAGAAGAAAAGTAAAGATTTTTCTGATAATAAATTCGCACAAAAACTCGGCTACTCAAAAAGCTATTTCTCTAGGGTTCTTACCAAGAAAATAACGCCAGGGGCCCATTTCCTTTATGCACTAGATAAACTAACTGAAGGGAAAGTAGACGTACTTAAGATGCTTAGAGAGGCCTATATAGAAAAAGACAAGGGGTAGTGTTTGTCTACCCCTATCATATATGCGCTTGTAGCATAATGAAAAGACAGGAGTCTGATCTTCCTTCAACACCAACATAATTCATATCGAATTTAATGGTAAAGCACAATATCTGTGCCCTCAATTGTAAATTAATTATTTTTTGTATTATTTTTTAGAGAGAAAGGACGAGGGGCTTTTGGCCCCCCACTTTCATGAAACACTTGCGTTTTAATCTTTAGAAGACTAAAACAAGAGTCATCAGAGTTAACAGGATTCTTACAAGGGATCCCCTGTCAACTCGCCTAACCACATTTAACCCTCTTCCATAGAAAGGAGTGTAAATGCAATCACAGAATAGCACACCAGTAATTAACGCGCAACCTAAAAAAAAAGAAACGTCTTTCCGGAAGTTTGATTACCAAACAGGATACACCCTCCTACCTAACGAACTTATCCGGGATAACAGTATATCTTTTGGGGCCCTAGGCCTACTAACCTATCTACTTCAATTACCAGAAAAAGTCCAGAACGATAAAGGTGACTGGGAGCCTTGGGTCATCTACCATAGCTACATAAGGAAGCAGCGGAAGATGGGAGAAACAGCACTTAACACCCTAATAGCTGAACTCATAGAAGCTGGATATATGAAGCGCGAACGTAAACGATTCCACGATGGAAGGTTCTCACCATACGAGTATGTCTATGCTCCTTTCAAATTATTTCTACCAAACGTGATTTCCCAGCCTGGATTATCCGGCCCGGTAAACCCTGAGCTTACTAATACTAACCCATGTACTACTAACAAAGAAACAGCAGCAGTGGCCATAGACTCTATAGAAAAACTGCTCCCCGACACCAAGACTGCTCGTCCAATTGCTGCTGCTTCTTCTGTCGAAGAAGGAGAAAGAACACAGCCTAGCAAGAGGGTAGTAGCTCAAGCTTCACCTCTTACCATCACAAAGCAAAAAAGTTCTAGTATATTGGATACATTGGATATATCTAGCCATGAGAAGCAGTGGCTCTTAAACCACTATAATTTGCCCGACATTGAGCTATCTATAGCTTGGGTGACTAACCCTACCACCCAGGTTAAAAAAAGCGTTATATGCGCTTTAAAGTGGTTTCTTGCTCTTCCTACAGAAGATAGACCAAAAACACCTGGTCAAAATACAGAAGAAGCGTCAATAAACAAACAACTAGCAGAGCATTTAGAGAAGACTCTAACCTCAGACCACTATCAGATCCTAGTACTCAACAAGCACTTGCTTGTAGAACCCAAAATCGGGAGCGGCGAAGTAGTAGAAATCCCATACGACAAAGAAAACTTTGAAAAAACAGTCAAAGATGCTATAGGCAAGAGAGGATTCAGAATCATCAAACCCTAGCAGGTTACGTGGCAGATTTTCTCATAAGCCTAGAAGAATATAGACGCCTAACAAAATCCCGGCCAAAAGCTAAATGTGGATGGAGAAATATCGGCAACCAAAGGATATTCTTCCGGAGCGCCTGGGAAGCTAACTATGCTAGATACCTGGAATTTCTTAAGAACCAGAACCTCATAAAGGACTGGCTCTATGAACCAAAAACCTTCTGGTTCAATGCTATCAAAAGAGGAGTAAGATCCTACCTTCCTGACTTCCAAGTCTTCGCCCACGACAACTCCCATGAATGGCACGAAGTTAAAGGATACCTAGACGCCAGAAGCAAAACAAAACTCAATCGCATGAGAATCTATTACCCAGAAGAAATCATGAAACTCATCGACAAAACATGGTTTAAAGCCAACACCAACCTTAAGAACTTCATCGGAGAGTGGGAATAAAGTGCTTGCTAAAATAAACAAAATACTTTAACAAGAGGTTATTATGCACAAAGAAACAAACATGTTCGTCTCCCTGTTCCTAACACTAATCCTAGGATCTGGGGCCCTAATTCTTCTAATGCTCAGCTCATGCACTCTATGCGCTCAAGAGACAACAGAAGAGATCATAATCGTAGAAACACCACATGGAAAACTATGCCGCTTAAAAAAGGAACCAGCCGGAAGGTAATCTCAGAAAATATTCGAAAAGAAATATCTTCAGGAAAGCCTAAAAAACAAGCAGTGGCTATAGCACTCAACACGGCTAGACAACAATCCGCGAAGCTTCCTCAGGCAAAGAAACAACAACAGTAGTTTCTGGCATATCTTCCACAACATTTCTGTTTATCCCTCTTCTATACTCAAGTTCTCTCAAGATAAGAGTCTCAACAGCATGCCCAACAGGAACAGATTCCTCAGCACATATTTTTCTAAAAGCCTTCATCACATCCATGGCCATAAAAATATGGTACCCTTTCTTTTCCTTTAAATTCATCGTCCTCCAGTCTAGCCCTTAAACGGAATACCTACCATATGACAAGCATTCTCTAAATTACTCAACAGCCTCTCCTCTATAGAAGAATGAGACCTTTTCATTTCTAGCACACAGTCCATGACTTTGCTAATTTCAATAGATGCTTCCCTCAAAAGGTACTCCTTCTGATCACATTTACAACAAGTATACTCTTCTCGATCATAAGAGTCATCATATAAGTTAAACATACAAATCCCCATATTATTGTACATGACACAGACTTTCCACGCTTTAGCCGCTACCCGTCTTACGTGATAAGGTTAAGCGCCGTACTTGTTCCGTGTATGTATGTATAATAACACAAGCATATATTTATACACAAGCTAAAAAACGACTTAAAAGAACATAGACAATATAAACTAAATATTGTAAACCAGAAAGTTAGCGCCTAAAACACACAAAAAAAGGAGAACTAAATGAATCCAAACAAACAGGAAATAATAAGTAAAATAGAGATGGAATGTCCCGACTTCATGACGACAAGAATGCTCATAAACCTAGGCCTTGGAAACCATAACACTTGGCACCACCAAAGAAGATATAAACACCTCGCATCCTTCCAGTCTAAAGGAAAAGGGGGACGCCTTTATTATAAAAAAGCAGATGTAATTCAGTGGATTAAGAGATACTACACAGTAAAAACAAAGTCAGGAGCCCCAAAAGAAGAAGTAACCGAGGCCCATAAGTCATCAAACTTATTACGAAACTTCCTAGGCCTACTAGGAATGAAATAGCTTAGCCGGATCCCTAGGCCCATCAGGTGGTTTAGGAAAATGAGGCCCATGGGGCACCATATCCGGTGGCCAAAGCGCCATTGTGGTGCTCCTATTGTCATCCTGCTTCTGACCTGAAAACAACAGGTAAAAGACAATAGATAGGATAATGAACACAAGAATAGCCACATATCGAAGGCTCACTGCACACTTATCAACATTATTCATACGTATTCTCCATTTGGAAAAACCACCATATCACTCTTTTATCAATTCATCAACAAAAAAGATTGACCTTTTTCTTGTGAATATATAAATAAAATAATATGTAACAACACAACCAACCGAGGATATGTGGATAAGAAAATCAAAAAGATAGAGATGGAAGTAGTTAAAGGACAAAATAAAGAAGCTGTAAAAGACATAAAAGTGCTGAAGAAGATGGATAAGAAACAGGATAAAATAGTTAAGAAAGCAAAAAAGATGAAAAAATAGAGGTGACTCTATGAGTGAATCAGAACTAGGACGTATATTAGCAAACGGAAAACTGGACAGAAGAACAAAGAAGTTCAATAGGAAATCACTAAAAAAAGTCAATCGTTCTGAACAGATTGATTGGGCAAAGGTTGATGATCTTCTGATAGCCGGATGCACGGGAGAAGAGGTGGGCTCATTCTTTGGAGTTACATCGAGCTATATGCGCGATCAGATAGCAGCCAGATATGGTATGCACTTCAGCGACTATAGATATTCCCTCAAACAAAAAGGGGAATCTATCCTAAGAGCGCATCAATTTGCAAAAGCCTTAGGCGTCACGAAAGATGGCGACAATACCCTGCTTATATGGCTAGGGAAACAGCGCTTAGGTCAAACAGAAACACCAAGCGATGCTACCATCAGTGAGTCAGCCGTTAAGAACTTCAACGCCTTAATGACGCAATTAGATAGATTCCATAAAGACAACGACTCTTGATATTAATAGCTAAACCAACTAAAATCAATGAGATTTCGGATTCGTGACTAACAGCCGGCACTGCGTCGCGGTTATGGTTATTGTTGGATCCAAAAGTCTATAGGTAGTTGTTTTGCCCCGGCTTTCCCAACAGAGTGCTGGGGTTTTTTATACAGAAACACTGATTAACTGATCTATCATCCCAATACATGTGTCTATACAATATTGCATATTTCTGTACACAGGATTGAATATGCAATATTCGTCAAACCCGTCAGGCAACGGAAATTCTTCTCTAAATCTTTTCACTGTATCGTTATTGTTTTTGAAGAACTCCATAGAGGGAATTATATCTCCAGAATGCGCACAATCAAACCCTACCCAATGTTGTTCATGGAATTCATTAAAAGTAATTTCATAGTGGCAATCTAAATATATATCTTCTTTTTTGAAATATGGGTGATTCTCTGGAATTCTTACATATCCACATAAATGACCACCAAAAAAAGCCTCAATAAAACAAGGCTCTCTAACCAAAGCACGCTTAACTACCGCCTCATAACCTAGATATTCAATATTCACAGAGTCAGGCTCTTCAACCCACTCTCCATACCCAATCCACTTAATCTTTCCATCACTGGTATATAAATGCTGTTCGTTTGTTATTCTGTATTCACTACTCATTAAGCACCGCCCTCTGCATAGCCTCTAATACCCACCCGGTCCTCTTTATACCCACCCTGTTCTTAATACATTCATCCACTTGCCTAAGCAGTGACACCGGAACCCTTAGGTTGATATAGGCATACTCTTCTTCTAGTTTAACATCCGATTTAACAGAAGCCCCCTTACCTATCAAGGCTTCGACATCGACCGGTTCTTGCCTGTTTATGGGTTGTCTTACGACCATAATGTACACTCCGTGTATGTTTTATGTATGTGAAATGTACATGTTATGTACGTTTAATGTATGTTTCTAGGTGTTGATGCAGTGCGTCTATTTCGCTAATGGCCTTCCTGTCTTCCAGCCTCATCTCTATCACCCCAAGGCCATCACTTGCTGCGTTAGCAAATGATTTACGTGTTCCAATAGACACCGGAACGTGTTCGATTTCCACACAATCTTTCAGTATTTCCTCAGCATCCTGATTGTCGGTTCCCTTCGGGTCAGCTTGATTGATGAAGGCAAAGGCTCTTAGATTTGGATTGGCGGGTAGCATTTCCGACACAAGTGACTTCATAGCACCAAGCGTCCAGATATCAAGAGATCTTGGCTTAAATGGTATAAGGCATACGTCGGCTACTGATATAGCAGCTCGCATAGAGGTTGTTTCTCTTCCCCCCACATCGATAATGATGACATCATAGAATGGGGCTATTCTCTGAACCTGGGCTCTTATAGACTTACCCGATAGTTGAATAGTGGACCATGAGGTGGGAATTCCGAGGGCGTCTCTTTGAGCTGCCCAAGTAGAGGCTGACGCCTGCTCATCACCATCAACCAGTAAAACTTTTTTACCAGTTGATGCGTAGATGACTGTAAGGTTAGTGGCTATTGTGGTCTTACCTGTGCCGCCTTTTATTCCGGCTACGACTATGATCATGTATATCTCCTGTACATTTTGTGTACATGAAGTGTACATGTTGTGTATATTTAATGTACAACACTCTGCATTTGAACGTCGAACTGCTTAGCCAATGTTTCCACCGCTTCCCAGAACGAGATCTTTAGATTTGTCATTAGGAAGATGATGGCATCTCCGTGTGCCTTACAGTCAGTGCAGCTATAGGTGGATGATCCTTCATTGAAACGCAAAGACGGGGATGTGCCCTCATGAAATGGACACACTGCAAAATAGGAGCCGCTTACATTTACGGTGTCTAGGTAAGCACATAGCACAGAAGGGAGATGGATTTTTGTCCTTAACTCCTCTAGGCTTTCTTTAGTGAACAGCTTGGTGGGCCTGGGTGATTTCCGTGTATCTTCTTGGCCCTGGGCTGGGCACACAATCGCCTTTATGAGGCCCATAATATCTTTCTGATCCTCCTTCCTTGGCCTCATCTGAACAATTATGTCCAGTGCTTTGACTAGATAGAGAAGGGCTTTTTCGACCTTGTCAGCATCAAATGTGTAGGATTCGTTCATTTATTCTCCTTAGTTTTTAGTTTCTCAACAAACTCATTAATGAAGTCCGATATCTCCTCTGGCTCCACTAATGAGTTGTTGAAGGACCCAATGAACTCCATTAGGAAATCATAGAGCAAATCATGTATGTCAATTCCGCTTTGTTTATCCACGCTTAGTGCATCTTTTTTAGTGTTTCGGCAAGCCTAGCGCGCTGTCCCATCTTTCCACTCTTCTTAGCAGCTGTCTCTAGCTTCTTCAGTGGGATTGTTTCCCCTTCCTTAATATGAAGCGCTTTTCTTAAGGCTCCTGGTTTCTTTATAGCTTCCTGTATAAACTTTTTATTTTGTGCCATACGATCCTCCTGCTATAGTTAGGGCAAACAAATGACTTATCGCCAAAATGGAAATATCTGTCTATTGATCTTTTTCATTAATGAATTTCAATAGCTCATAGATGAGTATAAGAGCCCCGGCTAGATCGTAATGATTGATCGGCTGTGACATAATCTCTTGCGGCAACGCCTCTATATTTTCTATCATTATCTTAAGTGATGTAAAGAGCTCATCTTTTGTTTCTTGCTTATTCATCATCGTTATCCCCCTCTAGGTATTCAAAGTGTTGTATTGTGTTTATGATATTATCTTTAAAAACAGAAACAGCCTCATCTACTTGCTCTCTGGCCTCATCAAGATATCCCGTGTAGTTAGCTACCCAAACCGCTATAAAAGCTTGCTGAGCAGCATTTAGGGTAAGAGACAGTGATGTTTCGCTTACGTGTTTATGTAGATAAGAAACAAAGTGTAGATAAACATTCTCAACCTCTTCATGGTAAACATCCGGCAGGTCTCCATTTCTTCTCCACATCTGCTGTCTCCTTTTTGTTGTATGCTAAATGTTTTTATCGTATGTTTTGCAAGCATATGGAACAAGTACTTTCACCAAAACAGATTGAGTTTATTAAAAACTCTACTGCACACTGGAACCTGGCTCACGGTTCTGTGCGCTCAGGGAAGACGGTAGGAACCTTATTTCGTTTCATGCACGCCTGTATTAACTGCCCAGATTCACAGATCTTTATGGTTGGGCACTCTAGTGACACTATCTATCAGAATGCTATACGCCTACTCTTGGAGTCTCCCGAGTTCGCGATCTTTCGCCCTTTTTGTACCTGGTACTCGGGTAAAAGACAACTGATGTTTAAGGACAAGACAATCACTACATTAGGTGCCAAAGACGAGGGGGCGATCGGCTCTTTTCAAGGAAAAACTTTCAGTTTAGTTTACTGCGACGAGATGACTCTATACCCAGAGAGCATCATAGACATGATCGATACGAGGCTTAGCAACCCACACAGCATGGGGTTTGCTAGTATGAACCCATCTCATCCGCGCCACAAGATTAAGGAGTGGATAGATAAGGCTGAAGAAGGTGATCCTAACTACTATTCACTGCACTTCACCCTGGAGGATAATCCGTTTGTGGATGACTCCTATAAGAACCGCATTAGGCATAGTCTTTCAGGTGTGTTCTATAAGAGGAATTACTTAGGTCTATGGTGCCTAGCACAGGGTGCTATATTCGACTTCTTTGACAAAAAGACACATGTTGTGAAGCAACCACCCACAGCTGCGGAGTATTGGGTAGCTGGGATTGACTACGGCACATCCAATAACTTCGCCTGTATGTTAATGGGTGTTAACACGGGGCGCTATACTCAGACTGGTATTACACGGTGGTTTGAGAAGGAATATGTGTGGGATTCAAAGAAGATGGAAAGGCAAAAGACCAATGGTGAGTACGCCGATGCTATCTTGGAGTTTCTTGAGCCATACGGAGTAAAAAGTGTCTACGTTGACCCATCTGCGGCAGCATTTAAGCTTGAGTTGACAAAAAGAGGGTTTCATGTTGTAAATGCTAACAATGATGTCTTTAACGGAATAGACTATCTTGTGGGGCAGGTGCAGAAGGGTTCTATACTCATATGTGAGGCTTGTACTAATATGATCCGTGAAGTAGAATCATATGTATGGGATCCAAAGAAGTCTGAGAAGGGCTATGATGAGCCACTTAAGAAGGACGACCACTGCATAGACGCAGCAAGATATGTTGCCTTTACCCATAAAGTATCGGTGTACGATGATCTGAAAGCAAAGAGTAACGCACAGGACTGGATGCAGAATAGGTATATGCCTAGTAGGGGGTTTTAGATGGATATGCAATTTATAGTAGGCGTAATAACAATCATAGCTTCCATGAGAGGAGAAATTAAAATGTGCGCAGAATGTGAAGTAAAAGGGCCCGAATGGCCACCGAGGCATATATGAGTTGTTATATCAAACTGCACCCATTGGACGCATTCCTAAAGGCTAGGCTGGGTGTTATTCGCTTTTTCCTTAGCCAGGGGAAGTCATCAGAAGAAATCGCCACCATATTATCAATGCATAATGAGGAAGTTTCCTCGATAATAAAATCAATGCGCGAAATGTGTGATAATGAGCGGTATAAAGATTTT